TATCTCCTTAATAATATATATTGAGCATACCACTACCGGCAGTACTGCTACTTGAGTTTAATGTTAATAATACATGTGTATCAGACATGTATGTTATCCCTGGTAGTGTAGTATAAATTCCTACACTATTAAGATTACTGTCTGTAGTATCAACTAATTCTACAGGATGTGTTATTGTACCTAATGTTATAAATGTACTACTATTATTAAATGCCGTAGTAATTATTATTTCTATTTTAGATACTACTGCGTTTGCTGGAATAATACCAACCAATGAAGGACTTGCATCATTGTAGTTGAATGGTACTTTAAGTATTGGTACACCAGTAAGATTGTTATATGCAACATTTCCTACTAAGTAATTAGCACTAACAGTATTACCCAAAGATGCATTTCCAGCACTTAAATTACCAGTAAATGCAGACATTGCCGAATTCGCTCTTGCAGTTGTGAAGTATAAATTAGTTGAACTTTCACGCAATTCACTTGTATCGAATGGTAAATCTACAAAAAAAGACCCATCACGTGTTTGTTGCCATTTTTGTAAATTTTCATTCCATACTATAGAAGTATTAGCACTAGAACCTCTATTAACTACTAGACTAGCATTGAGTATAGGAGTACCTGTTGCAGTACTATTCAATACAACCTTATTATTTTCTACTAATAGATCAGTGGTGTTTACTACTGTTTCAGTTCCTGAAACAGTTATACCTTGAATAGTAATATTACTATTTGCTGATATAGTTTGTAAAAATGTTGATAAATCCATATCGTATTTATTCTATTATGAGTACACACGCCATGTTGATCCTGTCCAAACAAGACCAAAGCTTTGTCCATCTATACTAACTGTCATATCACTTGTTTGATTCATTATAGTATTACTGTTTCTAATAATGATAAAATTATTAGTTGAATAGGCTCCGCCAAAATCGGTAAAAAATATAGCATCGCCTAATGCAGGCGTCAATGGTAATGTAGCAGATACAGTTCCTGTAGTTGTATCAATACCATAACGGTGCCCGCTCAATGCATTAAAATCACTATTATTGAATTCAAATTTTGGCTCATGAGGTAAATCGTTTACAAATTGACTTAAATTTGTAGGAGACCCAGACAAATCACTATACTTACCGGTAGTTGCTACTGTAGCTAAACCAATTACATTTGCAGCATTTACAAATGAATTTACCCAAACAAATCCATTATACAGTAACACTTGATTGTTATATCTAGGATTTGAGGGTGGATTAATTGATGTATCACTTAATGTTTCTATACTTGTTGGTATAGTTGGCTGGTTAGTTAAGTCATTATAACTACCGCTAGTCGCTACTGTTGCTAGGCTTGGTTTACCGCTTAGATTAGCCCATGTAACATTTGCTATAGCATTTGTTACATTAGATGATGTTGCATATATAGTTAAGTCTGGTTTATCTGTTAAATTAGCATAATTACCATCAAATGTGTTTGGTATGTTTATTAAATCTGTATAACTTCCGGTAGTTGCTACGGTAGATAATGTGGGTTTACCACTCAGATTAGCCCATGTAACATTTGCTATTAAATTAGATACATTAGAAGTTGTTATATAATTTGCAATATTGGGTGCACCAACTAAATTAGCCCATGCAATGTTTGCTAACTGATTTGCTAGATTAGATACATTAGCATTGGTAGCATAATTTGTTAGCGACGGAGTACCAGATAAGTTTGCATAAGTCAGTGACGCTGAAGTTACAAATCCACTATCATTTAATAATTGACTTACTCTATTGGGTATTATAGGTTTATTTATTATTTGAGCAGATCCACTTACTGCATTCCAATCTGCTGGTTGTTGTGCAAAGGATACACCTCCCCAGGTTAAATTACCATTTCCATCAGTAACTAATACGCTATTATACCCGCCCCCTAAAATAGTAACAGAAGACAGATCACCTAAATTAGAATGACCGTTAACTATTAAATTTCCTGACACATGTAAAGTATTAGATGTTGAATCAAATGTAAATGAATTTGATCCAGCCAAGGCACCATTGGAAACAAATTCTATACTATTATTTGAACCTATAGGAGGTATAATATTTTCTATATATACATAAGTATTATTTGTTGTTGAATTTATTGATGAATTTGAATTATTGGTAGTAAAATTAAGTGTTGATGGATGTGATGCAGTCGTTTGAAATGATTGAATACTATCTAGACTAGGCACACCCTCGCTACCTAATTTAGATTGACGGTGTAACGCTGGATCTAAATTGGTGTCTACTATTTGAGGGGTAGTTATTGCCATTTGTACTTTCCTTATTCTTCTTATGCTCTTAATAACGGTGGTGTACCATCACGACTAATTTTACTACCCAATTTTCTAGCATTATCTTGTATAGAGTAGGGTGTTACATCTACTGTTAATGCAGTTTTAAATCTTGGATCATTCTTTTCTTTTGTACTTGGTATATATCCTGAGGCTTCTTTCATCAAGTGTTCAGCATCACTGCCCCACTTACTCCACATTTGTTTACCTGCATTACTTTGATATGGACTTGGTTTAATATCATTACCTAAACTCTTAGCATAAGCATACATCATTGTTGCTACACCCTTACCTTGATATTCATCATTAACTTTAGTGTCATCACTTTCTAACCAACTATTTCCCTTTTTGTCAGTTTTCACAGTAAAGTCTGCCGAACCAATCATTCGTTGATACTTAGGTTTTTTAGAATCATATGCTCTTATTTGTAGACCTTTAGCATTAGAATCACCTAATCCACCAATGAAAGTACGGGCATCAAACATATAATCACCTATACGAACAGGTTTTGTCCCAAAAACAGGTAGTGAATTTATAATATCATTAAAAATTTTAGGATTTACACTTTCAGGTAGACTTAATCTTTTATCATGCAACTCTTGTAATTTGTCATATAACTTTTTAATATAACCCTTTTTACGCATAATCTTAAATGCTAAATTTTCAGGGCCAAACTCACCGTTCATATCTAATCCAGCTTGACGATATTTTTTTATTGTTTTTAGTACGTTTTTAATCTTGTCTATATTGTTAGTTTTATATGCGTAGTTACCTAATTTATAAAGTTTTTGATATTTGAGTTTAGTTGCAATTTGGTCTATATGCGCTCTACGCTTTCTTGGTAGTTTAATCCAACTATTATGTAATATACTATACTCACCTAAACTAATGACTGGTTGATTCGTGTCTTGTACATACAATTCTACTTCATATCCATTGATAGTGATATCATGTGTGTCATTGTACACAGTCTTTTTAGCATCAAAAAGTTCACGGTAAACATCATCATCGTTGAACTTATTCATGTCTACTAGGATGTGTAAATCGATGTCACTAAAATCTGTATAGCTATAGGCAGCATTGCTTCCAGATATAGTAATGTCTTCTATATCTAGATTGTTTATACCTAAATGATCCACAAAATCTTCAGCAATTACTAATAATTGATCTCTGACTGTTTGTTTTAATTTATCACCGTCAAAAAGTGCAGGGTTTAGTTTATTGTGAAAGCGTACTGCATCATTTAGGTTAAAGGAATCTAATTCATTAAGTTGCATATATGTATTTATGAAAAAAGGCTGTCAATTGACAGCCTTTTGATTGGTTAAGCTAAATATAACTTATTTTTTACGAGCTTTTTTCGCTGGAGCTTCTGCTGGAGCTTCTGTTTGTACAGTAGTTGCACTAGCAGTTTGTTGCTCTTGTTGTTTCTTTTGAAGTTCAGCAAGATACATAGGTCCAATTGTCTCCAACAAATGATTTTGATTTTCCATACAGAATACATAAGAACCTGAGTGACGTAGTAAAACACGTTTATCAACATAAACTTTACCACCAATGTCACGCCAATTTTCACAGAATGTCCAGTCTTCTGAATAATAACGATTCTGACGAACCGCAGTATCAAAATATGTCTTCAAGTGTTGGTCATATTTTGGATCTAAACCAATGTCATTCTTATATTGTTTGACTGCAGGATGTGATTTGAGTTTCTCAAATACATTGCGTTTCATCAATAAGAATCCTGTACCAGCTTTACTAACTTCTTGGAATCCATCTGGTCCTTCTTCAGCACCCTCGAATCCGTTAACTACCCACTTGATAGGCATAGTCTTCATTGGGTATAGTCCACCGATAACATCTACATCACGGTTCAATAGAACTAACAAGTGCCATGGTTCCCAACCAATGTCAGCATCAACAAAGAATAAGTGTGTTGAGCTTTCTTGCTCTAAGAATTTAGCAGTTAGTGTATTACGTGCACGACTGATTAGTGACTCATTAACCATTGTTTCCAATGTCCAATCAATA